AATTATCAGGTAACTGTAAAAGAAAACGAAAGTGAAATTCTTTATACTGTCCCAATAGCTGAAGCAAATGTAGATTATCAAAAAGTTCTTCAATGGGAAATAGATGGTAATACAATAGAGGAAGCAGATGCCTAAACATTTCTGTGATTGTGGCAAAGAAGTATATTGTAATTGTCAAAACCCTTGTCCTGATTGTGGTGCGTTAAGAATGAGTGATTGCACTTGTCCTGATGATTGTGAATCATGTGGTGCCTAAATGAAAGTATCAGATAAAACTGAAATAGGATTACCTCTTAAAAATTTATTAGGATTATTAGCTGCAGTATCAACAGCAGTATGGGCATACTTTGGTATTATTGAAAGATTAAATAATATTGAAACACAAGGTAAGCTAATGGTTGCTGATGTAGAAAAAAATACTGAATTTAGAATTAAATGGCCTCGTGGTGAAATGGGATCATTACCAGCAGACAGTGAGCAATTTATGTTAATTGAACATCTTGCTACACAAGTAGAAAAACATACAGAACAACTGGAAGGAGGAATGCATAATAAAGTGAATATCGATTTTTTAAAAGATCAGGTAATGAAGTTACAAGCTGACGTTGAAAAATTAAAAGATAAAGTAAGGGAGAACGGAAATGGTCATTGAGTATGTATTTAGTTTATGTATGTTTGTTAATGGTAGTTTAGATGGGCATATGATGACAGATGGTTTATCAGATTGTCTACGAGTTAAAAGAGAAGCTGAAAGAAATTTAGCAATAAATAGAGAGAATGTTATTCGGTACGAATGTGGTAAAGTTAAAGCAGAACTTAGACCAGATGCTGAAGGTAATTTAAAAATATATAAAATAATAGAGGATAAATACTAATGAAAGTTTGGTTATTAGTTTTATTCTTACATACACCTGATATGCCTAGTATTAAATATCAAGCACATTTGTACAAATCTGAAAAGGAATGTATATTTGCAAAAGAATCTTATATGGAGGTTTATAAAAACCAATCAGAATCATATAAGAAAACATTAAAAACTGACGCTAATTGTTTAGCTTTTAATTCTTTTCCTATTTCATACTTTTCAAATGCAAATGAAATTTAAAGGTCATAAAGTAATTGTTATTGGCGATACTCATGACAGTCCTCATATAAAACAGGACAGGTTTGATTGGATTGGTAAACATATTAAAAAGATTAAACCAGATTATATTATTCATATAGGAGATTTTTCTAGTTTTGATTCTCTTAGTTATTTCCAAAAGAATGATACGCAACAAGGAAAGCTCAAAGATGATTTTATGGTAGACATAAAGTCTATGAGATCAGCATTAAAAAGATTAGATAAATATATAAAAGATTATCCTCATCATATTTGTATTGGTAATCATGAGCTGCGTGTCCATAAATTTGAAGAAAAAATACCAGAGATAGCTGGTATGATGAAACATGAATTATATTCTGCTTATGAAGATTATGGTTGGACACATACAGAATATGGATAATTTAAGTATGTGGCTGGAGTTGCCTTTGTTCATGCACCATTAAACATAATGGGTAAGGAATATGGGGGTAAAAATGCTGAAATACAAATAGGTAATGATTCGTTACATGACCTAGTATTTGGGCATACTCATAAAGCTAGAGACTGGAAAGCAGTCAAAATTGGCTACGACAAATGGGTGAGAATAGTAAATGTCGGTTGTAGTTTGCCATACGGTCATATAGAAGAATACGCAAAACTAAACATGAATGGTTGGTCTTGGTGTGTTACTGAGCTAGGCATTTGGGATAATCATATTCAAGAAACAAATTTTGTTTCAATGGATAGATTGGAGCGTGAATATGGAAAAACTTAAGAGCATGTGGAGTGGTCTCAAAAGATCAGTGCAAATAGGCATTATTGGTTTTGTGATTATACTTCTTATTGTCCTAGTATCTAATATTGGTTAAGATACATGGAGTTTATTATATTGGCTATTGTATCAGCCTTTGCTGGTACTTTAGCCGATAACGTTATTAACAGTGCAACAAGCACAGGAGGTACAAATATGTTAGGTGGATTGCCAGTTGAAATGATTACTATGTTAGGTAGTTCTGTACTTGGTGGCGTTATGTCCATCTGGTCACAAAGTATCAAAGCAAAACAAGACGAACAAAAAATGTTACTAGCTAGAGCAAACAATCAAATGTCTCACATTGAAAAAGCTAGAACATATGACAACAAAGGTTTTCAATGGACTAGAAGAATAATAGCTTTATCTGCTGTGTTCGGTATTATTATATGGCCGAAAATAGTTCCTGTATTTTTTGATACTTCGGTATGGATTACATGGACTGAGTTCAGTAGAGGATTATTATTTTTAATTGAAAGAAAAGAAGTTGTAATGGACAAAGAATATTTTGGTGTAGTTATTACTCCATTAGACACACATTTAATGTCAGCCATCATTGGACTGTATTTTGGTGGGAGTTTAGTTAAAAAGTAGCTCATATTTGAGCATACAGCATCTAATTAGATGTTCTTTGATAAATCATACACAGGAGTTTCACTTTCCTCCCAGTAGTGAAAAAAAAGGGGTTTATGTGCGTTCAATCACATTTACCCCTTTATTTAGTTGAAACGATATAATTAGGAACAGAAATTCTATAAACTGCATTATATCAGCTCAGGGGAAGGGCATCGAAATGCGAAACCCAAGCCATGTCTATCAACTAAATCTTTTGTTGTAACATCTTATACAAAACCACTCTGTATTATCATCATAAGTATTGTTAGTACCTATGAATGGTATCATAACTGGTTGAGTATATTCTCTACTACAATCATGACATTTATGTTTTCCTTCGTTACCTCTAGAATGGTATGTCCTCTTTAGTTTCGCTAGACGCTGAAGTCTTAGTAGTTTGCCCACTGCTGCCTCCAATCATTTTAAGTACACCTTTGAACTTAGGTAAAACTATTTCAGTTACATACTTTGTTTCACCTTGTTGATCATACGATCTAGTTTCTACTTGACCTTCAAGGTATACAGTAGTTCCTTTGCGTACAAACTTTTCAATGGTTGCTGCAACATTTGGATCCCAACAAACAACTCTATGCCATTGTGTTTTCTCTTGCCACTCGCCTTGTTTATTTTTGTATTTCTCAGAAGTAGCTACTGACATACCAGCAAACTTTTCTTCTCTAGCAGATACTTTTACTTCTGGGTCACTGCCAACTCTACCCAATATTATTACTTTGTTAATCATTGTTACCTCCTAACAAATTGTGTGTGAGTAGGCAATGAAGAACAATGCCCATAGCTGACCTACTCACGATCCCCAGCTATAGGCGACCTATACTGTCTTGCTGATCTTTTTCTTATCAGCAACACCAGAATACTTTTCTTCTAGTTTCTGAACATATTTACTGTCGTCAAACTTACCCATAAATATATCAGAACATAAACCAAGATGACTAAACGCTTTTGTCAAAGCATCTGTCATAGCTTTCTTTGGTGCTTCATCATCAAGTGCGCCAGTCTTTCTGAATAATTTTTGAACAGAACATATTGGTCCATAGTAAAATGCTGAAGTACAAACTGATACTTCTGCAAATACAAGTTGATCAGTATAATTATAATTAACTTTATAATTCCAACCTTTACCAACTGGCCCAAACATTTCTGTCATTCTCATAATCTGCCATTGTGGATCAATGGTAGTTATTTCACCAAATCCTTTGTTTACTCTTTTAGTAAATCTTGGATCAGTTTCTTTCATCTGATCCCAAACATCTCTATTTTTACTTGAGTCTATTGGCTCATTTATAAATTCACCCATTATATCTCCATACTTTTACATTGTTTTGAAAACGATTCAAACGCCTATCGCCTGAATCTATTATATATTCCAACAACTTAAGCTCAGTTATTCTAGGCCTAATTGATGTAATATCTTCATTCATAATCTCGGCTACTTCTTCACAAGTAGCACCGTATGATCCTTTTCTTTTGAACACTTCAATAGCTTCTGTTCTAAGTATAGCTGCTCTACTATCAACTTTAGCTGCAGCTTCTTTGCTAGTGCTTTGTTCCTTGTATCCAGCTTTCAGTGGGTACTTCTTCTCCAAAGTGGACTTTAGAATCTTCTCCATTTGCTATCTTCTCCATTAAATTGAAGTCTACATAATCAGCTGGCTCTACTTCTGTTTCAACCATATACCAAAATATATGACAAGCTATCTCTAGCTTTGCTTGAAACTCTTTGTCAGCTTCTACTGTAAACACATTGTATCCCATGTTACCTTTCAATACAGATAACACAGCTTTACTAAACCCAGTAACCATCATGTAATGTTGTAACTGAGGATAGTATTTATCTATAGTGTTCTCATCTTTTGCAAAAGGATTTGTGTGTTTAGCTTCAAACACTTTACCTTTTGCTACTCCATCAAGACTACCATAAATAAAATCATATTGTGGGTGTGTCCATATACTATTTATATTAACAACCCTTTCGCCAGTAACCTCCTGATACCATCGTCTATTAAATTCTTCGGTAAAGATTCCAAGCTGAACTGGCAATACACCTGATAAATCTGCTCTTTCTTGTCTGCCAACTTTCTCAAGCCATAAGTCTTTCCATTCGCCTTTGACAAGACGACTTGCGTCAGTACCTCCAATGCCTCTTGGTCTTTGGGGTGCTTTAAGTTTACCATTTCCTTTTCCCATTTAGTCAATACTCCTTTCATTAATCTGTCGTCGTCTACGAAGTTCTCGTTTATCTCGTTCCAAATCCCTTTGCGACTTCCCATATTTAAATCTCCTCCATATATAATCTTCAATCTTTTTGACTTTACGATTGTCAGTTATTTTGTTTGATAAATAATTTTCACAGAAATAAAAATACATATCAGCTTCCAAATATTGTGCTGCCAGTCTCACTACGAACGATCTCCTCGATCGTCTTGCCTCGATGTGATCCATCACCTTTGGTAGCTTCTGTATTTTCCATTGCTGTAACTTGTTGCTTAATGCTTTTAGCAAGTTCACTCCCATAATCCTCCTCTAGTATATCACTCAAATACCACATAGCTTTGAGTAAATCTTGTTTTCCATTCTTTGCTTTGTGTCTAATGATATACTTAATAGCATTACCTGTAGCGAAATCTAATCCATTCTGTCTTATAAAAGCAGACAGCTGCATATTACTTTTACTATAATAATCAGGACTAATATTGCTCATGGTTTGTATATAACTTCTTCATCAGTTATCTCTCTTGCAGTTACATTAAACTCTTTTAATACTCTATTTATATCTTCTATTGTTAGTTCTTCATCAAATGAATAAACAACAAAAGATTTTTCATATACCATTGGGTCATTCATGTTACCTCCTTACAGTTACCACAGTACCAATAAGTACCATTACCAAATACTAAATCTACTCCACTGCACTTGCAGTTTTTCGGTTTATTATCTTCTTTGTATTTAATCTTTAATTCTGGCGATAATGTGTCAAAGTATGTGCCAACTTTTATTTTTGGTGTACTTTGTTTTCTTTGTCTTTTAATATTATTGTACATTCAAGAGAATTTGCCCAGCAACAAAATAAGAATCCACTTGGTTTCCGTATACCAACTTCCCATTTTGATACTAGACCTCTAGCACAACCAATAATATCATCAAGTCTTGATTGAGAATATCCTAATCTTTTTCTTTTCTCAATAAACTGCGGTATGATCTCATCAAAAAAAATACCTAGTTCTTTTTCTTTTGCCATACTGTTCTATAATTTTATTTAACAGTGATTGTCAATATAAACCATTGGGGGAGTAAGGTTTAAGGTACAATTAACGATATACGATACTCCCTAGTTCTACTTCATACTTTCTATGTAGGCAGTATAATACCTATGAGGAGCTACCTCATTATTCCAGTAGAGTGTTCTTTATCCAGCTGGTGGATTTGTATCTAAGATTTTCCACCACCAGCTAGGATTCAGTATTGTATTTGTAACCAAGAGGATATCCCATTGGTTTTGACTATCCATACAACACTATTCTTATCCAGCCATAGCTGCTATCTCTCTGGGAGCGAAGCCATTAGCTTTATGTATTTCTTTTTGACATAACTCAATCCAATCATTGCTTTTCATCATATCAACAATCTGTTGTGATCTAGTTCTTGTCATGTTCATAGGCATACCTTTACCTTCTGGGTTACTTGCCCAGTCGGTAGCAGTCTGATAAACCGAATACAAATTCATACCAAACTTAGCCTTGTATCTATCCCATAATGTAGACAGCTGTCTCATTCTGTAATCAGATACTCT